GATGTTGACAACACCGTTGAACCTGAACCCGTAGAAGTTGTAACGCCTGTGCCGCCATAAATAACGGCTAATGCGGTTGGCAATTGAATACCATCACCCGCTTGGGTTTCTTGAATTGTTGTTCCGTTAAGAACTAATGGGTAACGAGTTGCCATATTTCACCTCAATAAACTGGAACATTTGTTGTGACTGTGCCGCCAAACTGCAAAATAGGAATGTAACCGCCGCTAATCAAAACTTGAATAACAACGGTTGCATAATTTAAAACGGGCAAATAAGTTGCAGGGGTTGCGCCCGTTGCGCCAGTTGGGCCTGTAGGCCCTGCTACGGTACTGCCCGCACCAGTAGGTCCTGTAGGTCCTGTAGCACCCGTAGAACCCGTAGGCCCGACCACGCCTTGAACACCTTGAATTCCCTGTATGCCCTGCGGTCCTGTCGGGCCTACATTTCCTTGAATTCCCTGTGTGCCTGTTGGTCCTGTCGGGCCTTGAACGCCTTGTGCGCCCGTATTGCCCGTAGGTCCAGTTGGCCCGACATTACCTTGTGCGCCCGTATCGCCTTGCGGTCCTGTAGGGCCTTGGATACCCTGTACGCCTTGGATGCCCTGCGGTCCTGTTGGCCCGACCACGCCTTGCGTTCCTTGTGCACCAGTAGGTCCTGTTGCACCGACATTGCCTTGCGGTCCTGTAGGCCCTGCAACGGTTGAATCTGCCCCTGTCGGGCCTGTCACACCTTGGATGCCTTGTGCGCCCGTTGGCCCTGCTACGCCCTGAATACCTTGAATACCTTGGTCACCCTGTATGCCCTGTGGCCCTGTCGGTCCTACCACGCCCTGAACACCTTGGCTACCAGTTGGGCCTGTATTGCCCTGCGCCCCTGTAGGTCCAGTTGGTCCTACTGCACCTTGCGTTCCAGTTGGGCCTGTTGCGCCTTGCGCCCCCGTAGGCCCTGCTACGGTGCTTGCCGCGCCCGTTGGACCTGTTGGGCCTGTTGCCCCCACTACGCCAATAGATTGAATAACGGCAATTAAATTGTGATTGTTTGCAAAACCAGTTGTTCCCGTGCCGCTAGATGTTGACAAAGTAACGGGGCAAGTAATTGAACTATTTGGAACAACTACGGAATCTGAAGATAAAACCCATTTTTGATAATTGTTTGAATTACTTGCATCTTGCAAAATTACGCTATCGCCCGTTTTCAAAAATCCCAAGAACAAATCAACATCAATGCCGTTACTTGTTAAGTGGCTAAAGGTAAGAGTAGTTGCTGAAGTTTGTGTAGCGTTATTCCAATAGACATGACCCGATGTAGGTGTACCTGAAAATTGATTTGTGTCGGCTTGATATTGGTAATAAGAAGATGATTGACCATCAGCACCCGTTGCACCCGTAGGGCCAGTTGGCCCTGCTACTGTAGATGCCGCGCCCGTTGCGCCTGTAGGCCCTGTTGCACCCGCAACGCCCGTAGGTCCTGTTAAACCTTGTGCGCCCGTTGGTCCTGTTGCGCCTACCGCACCTTGCGAACCAGTTGGCCCTGCAATGCCTTGCAAACCTTGTTCGCCCTGAATTCCCTGAATACCTTGTGCGCCAGTTGGACCTACCGCACCTTGTATGCCCTGCGCCCCTGTCGGGCCTGTAGGCCCTGCAACCGTGCTATCTGCACCCGTAGCACCCGTTGGACCTTGTGCGCCATTGCTTCCCGTAGGACCTACAACGCCTTGCGTACCCGTTGGGCCTGTTGGACCTTGTGCGCCAACATTGCCCTGCAAACCCTGCGGGCCAGTTGGCCCTGCATTACCCTGTACGCCTTGCGCCCCTGTTGGACCTACCGCACCAGTTGGGCCTGTACTGCCATTAGCACCATTAGCCCCCGTTGGTCCTGTTGGGCCATCATTACCATTAGCACCTTGCGCCCCTGTTGGGCCTTGTATGCCCTGTATGCCTTGAACGCCTTGGATACCCTGAATACCTTGTGGGCCTGTCGGCCCGACATTGCCTTGTGCGCCTTGGCTTCCCGTTGGTCCTGTAGCACCCGTAGGGCCTTGAACCGTAGATGGCGCACCTGTTGCACCTGTTGGTCCTGTCGCACCAGTAGCCCCCGTTGGGCCTTGCACCGTGCTTGGCGCACCAGTAGCACCAGTAGGGCCAGTTGCGCCCGTAGGCCCTTGGTTGCCTTGTGGCCCTGTTGGGCCTGTAGCCCCGCTAATCGCCCTATCAATCCTTAAATCAATGCGAGGTTGCGGCGTTACTTGTAGATTTACATTGTTGCCATCTTGAACGGAAACTTTGATGTTGCTCATAGGACAATCACCCCATCGCTACGCACCAAGAACAACAAGAAAATAATGGAATCATCCGCAGGGGTTGAACCCGATACGGGAAAACTTACCTTAACGCGACCTGAGTAACCCACGGGGTCAACGGCGTTAATTTCTAATTCGGGATCATTGCTCATTAGCGACCATGCACTAGCATCAATTACCAACGTACATGAACCCGCGGCGGCAACAATGTTAGTAATCGTTAACGGAATCGCGGCGGGCGCAGGGTTGTAATCAGCAATGTCAAAAGTTAAGCCATTGCGCGTATCAATGATGTTTGATAGTTCACGGCGAACAATTTGTGCGTTAAGGGTTGCGCCTGTTAAATCAACGGGCAAGCCATTAGCAGAATTGGTAAATGTCAGATTCCAGTAGGTTTTCTGATTCCATACCAATTCGCCCGCAAGAATGGGGTTGTCGAACCCGCTTACTTGTGCAAGGGTATTCTTGTTAAAGATGGACATAGCCGTTCCCTAAACTTAGTTAGAACTTCCGCGATTCCCGCGGGCTAGTTGTATCTTGTATTTTGGCTATTTTATCAAGATTGATTTAATAAATCAATAAAATGCCACAAATCTTCGTTGTAATAAGTTCCCGCGGGCTTGCTTGTATTCCAACTAGGATTTGCCGAATTTAATTCGGCGTACATATCGCCAGTAATTTCATAGGTTTTAAATTGTTGTGGCACAAGAAAAACACCATTAGCATCAGTTACACCAACAATAACCCTAACAATTTCTTGTTCGGGAAATTCATTTAACGATTGTATTTCTTCGTAAATAGTTTCTGCGGGAATAGTTATTTGTCTTGGCATAATTTAAGTCCATGCGGGTATGTAAAGGGTTGTACCATCAATTGTTATTTCAATCCACACATTTGTGGAATTGCTTGCGGGTTTATTTGAAGCATTAAAGGTTGCAATTCCTGTTCCTGTAACCGTTCCTTGAACAAATCTTAATACATTTGTACCCGCTGAACCATTTAATCGATTAGCGGCATAAGCATCAGTTCCTACTGCAACAGTTGCAAATGCACTTGCAAGATTACCTTGCAAATAGTTTGCATTTAAATTTGTAACCACGGTGTTATTAGATGTGGTCATAGTCCCATTAGAAATATCAAGACCAACACCCGCTGAATTGTTTGTAGCCCTTACGCCATAACCGCCGACATTATTTGATAAGCCTCGAACACCACTTGCACTTGCGCCATCAGCAACACCGTGTACACCTGAACCAACATTTGATGCCGCAGTTGAGTTATATCCATAGACACCATATCCAACAACTGTGGGTTGCGTAAATCCAGTTACACCAATTGGTTGCGATAAAGTATTGTTGCCAAGAATTGCAGAATTACCTGCACTTGTTGAATTTGCACCATCAAATTGGGCAACACCTCTAGCATAAACGCTATTTAAATACATATTGCCGTTTGATTGCTTTATGTAGTAACCAACAGTTCCAGTAGGTGCGTTAGTTGTTGGAACGCCGCCATTCCAATTATCTGAACGAATATCTTGAAAAATGCTTGCCGCTACTGGCCCTGTCCAAGCGGTTTGCCCTGCGGGTACACCATCTACAGTTACGGCATTAGCGTTGTATCTACCTTGTATATACCAAAGCACTTGACCTACTGCTACTGCGGGCGTAGTTAATGACCATCCGCTAGGCGCAGTTGCCCCTGTTGTTGGGGTTGTAAATGTAGGTGTGGCAAGATTTTGCGCTTGCACTAAATAAGCGGTTAAAGATGACAAGCCAACCAATCCGCTAGGGCCTGTTACGCTTGCACCAGTTGGGCCTGTTGCACCATTAGCACCATTTTGAAAACTGAGTGTAGGCGTACTCCAAGTTAACGATGAATCTGTACCAGTTGTTCCTTGAATAGATGCAACTGCCCTTGATGTATAAACGGGGTCAGTTCCACTTGGCACATACGAAAACCAACTTGTCGGCGCAGTTAATGTTTGCGTTGTAAAGTTATAACTACCGCCAGTTGGTGTAGATGGTGTAGATGTAGCCCTGATATAAATTAAAAGTTCGGCAACCGACAAACCATCAGTTCCATTTTGACCTTCAATTAGAAGCGGCGTTTGCCAAGTGTAATTTGTGCCAGTTCCCGTATTTGTTCCTACTGATGACCAAATTGGGTCAGTTCCCGCGGGTACGGAATTAACATCTGAATACCAAGTTGCGGGTGTTCCTACTGATGGTGATGGTGTTGCGGGTTGCGTTGCAGAACGCTTAAAAATAATATCAACTGAATCACCGCTACCGCCAGTAGCACCAGTTGGGCCTGTAGTTCCTGCCGCGCCTGTTGCGCCAGTAGGCCCTGCACCTGCTACGGGATTCCAAACCAATGCCGCGCTAATAGGGCTTAATACTGAACTTGTTACATCATTACCAACCATATAGGCAAAGTAATAAGTTCCAGTATTTAGCGTAATGTTTGAAAAGGTGTAATAAGTACCATTGGTAACGGGTTGCCCATCGGTTGTAGATGCGCTAGTTACTAATTTCCAATCAGCGGATGTTGGCGTTGCGCTTGTAGTCCAAAACAAATTACTAAATGTTACGCGACCCGTTGTAGGAATAAAAACTTGAACATTGATATATGGAATTGTTGCGCTTGGAAATCCCGTAACCGTAGGTGCGGCTAATGGTGAAAAATAACTTACCGATGGCAAACCCGAATTAGGCACGGGCGTAAATTGCGTAATGTCTTGGTCATCATAAACTTGCGCGTTGTATTCTGACATTTCCAACCGTGCGCCTAGCGAACCATCGGGCAAAGATGCTTCGTTAACTTTCATCACGCGGAAAAGTTTTGCGTTCCAACCGTAATCAGAATTGGTAACGCTAACTACATCGCCCGCATCAACTTGGATGCCGTAATATGTAGTGCTGAAACCTACAATTAAATCTTCCCGTGCTTGTTCTAACAAACGATTGGCAAGGTAACTTGCTTGCACCGAATCATTAACCATATCGTAAGTAATTGAATACTTGTTAACGGGTTCGTTTGGATACAGTAAACCGCTAGGTGTTTCAATGTTGACAAATGCGGCTTGATCGCGGTTATCTTTAAACGGAAAACGCGCTTCAACTTGGTTAATAGATGAAGTAATGTCGGTTGCACTAACGCGGATTTCGCCAATGATGTTGTTGTCATTGAACGCATAAGAAGTTGATTCCGCTTTGTTTACAACCACCGACCATTGACCCAATGCGGCGTTATAGGTCATCCAAGAATCACACGCCGACATAATGCGGTCAACATTAGAAAGAACCGATTGCCCTGCATCTAATACGCCGTTAATTCGGTAACGCGCTTGTGTAGCGGGGTTGCCGCTTGAATTTGTAAATGTAATTGTTTGGTCGCCGTAAGTGTTTAAAGCGGTTGCGCTTGTGCTATTAACAAACGCGGCATCTACTGCACCGCCATAAACCGCGTTGGTCATGTAGTCATACCAAACATCACCCGCTTTGGCTACACCCGTACCATTTAATGTATGGCTAACTTTAAATGTAATGGGTGAAAGTTGCGTAGTATCAGCATCGCGGTTGTAAATCAATTTAACGATTGCAAAGCCCAAACTATTCATTTGGCGCGTTCCTGTCCATCGTTGTGCAACGGCAATATCAGAACCGCCCATAATTGTGCTAGGTGCTGATGCCCCATTGGTAGATGTAATTACACCGCCCGCGGTAGATGTATAAAGATTGATGTAAAGATTGCCGCTAATCTTTGTGTTTACATTGCCCGCTTCATCTGTAAGGCTAATTACTTTTGTTGAATCTGCGCCAGTACCAAAAGTAATTTTTCTATCGCCAAAATACATATCAGCGGTATCGTATGTAAATTGACCATTGGGGCTAATGCTTGAAATAGCCAATACATAATACATTGTCTTTTGGTCTTCGGTTAATACCGCATCAACAAATGTGCCGCCCATGTACGCCGTACCATAAACAATGGGAATAGCATTAACCGCGCTTGGCGGTACTTGTTGCCTAACGCCCATGTCTTGTTGTTGTTCGGGATTTTCTGCAAAGATTCGGGTAACAATTAACGATAGGGCAAAGTTAACGGCAAAGGTTGCCACGGCATAACTCATGCCTAATTCCATAATCGCAAATGCAACTAATGTGCTAACCATTTTTATTCCCTAACAAAAGTTGCGCCAAGTGCTTTATAGCCCCTGCGCGTGTAATCAATCAACGGGCCATTAGCAGAAATTGATGTGCAAACAATATCTACATCACCCATTTTTAACATGGCATTTGCGCGTTTATCAAACGCTTTCCAAAGCCTACCGCCAACCGTTCCATTGCGATATTCAGGTTCTACCCACCACAATAGTTCGTTTAATTCTTTCACTTTGGGCGACCAAATGTTAGAACTTTTATAAGCCACAATCGCGCCGCGCAAATGCGTATCCACATAAATGAACCCACGCCCTTGAATAATGCTAAACAATAGTTCTTCAACATAGCGAGGAAAGTGATTACACGGTTCGCCAAGTTTTTTAATTGGGTTTTCATAGGCGTATGCCTCCACTATTTCTAACAGTCTAGGTATATCGTATCTTGTCGCTTGTCTTATCATTTAATCGCCACCAGTTGAACTATCATCCATTGTTACTGTAGTTTCGCTTGCTTGTGTTTGTGTCATTGGCGGTGAACCAAAATCAAAATAGGTGTTTGAAATTTGAGCAACCCTATTCATTGATGTGTCGCTAGGATAAAGAAATTGCCAATTATTCTGATTGGTTTTAACGCCCGACAATCTGTTTTCCAAAATGCGGCGCATTGATGAACAAGAAATAGAACAAGTTGCAATTCGTGTACGGGCTTCAGAATTAAAATCTTCTGTAATTGAAACGCTATTGATGATGCCTTGATAGCGTTTAAAAAATTGGGTTGTAGGCGTAGTAATGATTTGGTTGTTACTGTCAAAGAAACCGCGCCAAACTTCTACCAATGAACCTTTAATATCATTGCCTAAAATGATGCCTACATTGGTTGGGTCAATACCCGTCAATGCAATTGTCATGTCATCCGATGTTGCTTTAATGTCGCGCTGAACATCACCAACATTAAGCAAAGCACCAAGGTTAGCAAAGGTAATGCCGCCAACTGTAATAGGTGCGGCGGCGTTGCAGAATGTGTAAACTGTAGCGGCATTGCCTACGGTAAGTTTTACAAATTCCGCATGATTGATTTGTGAGCCAGTTACGGCGTTAATTGTTGTCATGTTATGTACTCACGGAAAACAAACGGCGCATCCCATTGCACAAACGCGCCATCCGTCATTGGGTTAAGTGTATAGGTTGGGCAAGATTCTGCAACCACCGTAAATGTGCAAGCATTGCCAATGCTAACCGTTGTGCCTGATGCGGGCGTACCAATCAACGGGCGATTGATGCCTACTGATGAACCCGCGCTATCGGCGGTTATCTTGTAGGTGTATCCGTTAATCATAATGAAATCGCCCGCTTTAAATGTTCCGTTAGAAGTTAAAGCAAGTGTTTGCGTATTAGCCGCGGGCGCACCGTTCAAGGTTGCCGCGGTAGCCGTGCCACGCATTTTATTAAACCAAGAAAGATTAGTAGTATTAAAAGTAATTGTTTCGGGCAATTGCCTATCTTTGTTATCAATGGCTTGGATAATATCCCGAACTTGCGGATAGTAAAGATAGGCATGGGGTTGAATGGTAAACACCCAAGGCACGGCGGTTAGATATTGCGCTACGGTGATATAACCCGAACGCGCTACTTGTTGTCCAACCATACGGCGGTTGTTAACCGTCATTGATTGTTGTATTTCAAAGATGGTTTGGAAACTCATGCCCGACCCCTATTTACCGCCAACGATTTATTGGCGTACTGATTTGCCGCCCAAATCGCATTAGAACTACCGTATAGGCGTTCTTCAAACGATTTGGTATCAATGGCGTTAATGTAGTTGTTTGTAACGCTTGTAGAGCCGCCCATGCCGCCTAACGCATGGTTTGGAATGATTGTCCCTGCGGTGCGGGGTACAAAGATTTCAGGGCCGCGTTCACCAACAATTGCGGGTTGTCCTACGGCGGGGCTACCACCATCAGCATACCCTGCAAATCCCATTACCGCGGCGGGTTGGTACGGGTTTGATTTCATGCCAAACATAGACCCAAACAAAGAACTTAAAAATCCCGATGCCGCGGCTTTCATTTGCATCGCCAACATATCTTGAATAATGCTACGCGCCAAATCTTTAAAACCAATTTTTCCAGTTTTAACAAAACGGTCAATTGCCGATTCCATATTTCCTAAAACTGATTCAAATGCTTTTGCGCCAACTTCTAATTCTGTTGGCATATCACGCAAGAACTTTTGCATTGATTTGCCAAAACCTTGTTCAAATGAACCTTGCCGTTGCGCTAATGCCGCGTTGTATTGCGCTTGAACATATTTATTGCTTGCTTCTGTAAGTTGATTTTGTTGTTGAATTAAATAATATTTGGCTTCAATTTCTAAATCATTGTTGTGATTTATTTCTTTAATTGCGTCTAACCTTTGTTGGTCAAGCAAATAAAGTTCTTTATTTAATTGTATTTCTTCGGGTCGCAAATCTTTTGTTTGTTGTTCAATTTGAAATAAACCGTTTTTAATTCTCAAGGCTTTTTCTTCATTTTCAATTCTTTTAATTGAATCTGTAAACGCGCTATTTTCTTTACCCGCAACATCTAATAAAATTTTATCTAAACGCTGAAGTTCGTGAAAATACTTTTGTAATGCGCGTAGGCGTTCGCGTTCTGCGCGTTCCGCTTCAGGGTCGCGGGCTTTAGTTACTTTTCTTCCCGCTACTGATGGCGAACCTTTTGTTTCGGGTGCGGTAGGATTAAAAATTTCATTAGTAAATGTATCTAATTTAGCCCTGTCGCGTTCTGCGCGTTCTGTTGCTTCTTTATAGATTCTTCCAATTTCGGCAAAATCACCGCGAAACAAAGCCATTGCCGCTTTACCAATTGCGGAAAAATCTTCTATTAGTGTTTTAATAATAAAAGAAACATGACCCGCCGCCAATGCAACGGTTTCAAAAGCGGCTTTAAAAATTACGCCAAATGTGTTGCCTTCTTTATTTAGGCTTTTTAAATAATCCATTGTGGTTACAAGTTTTGGCCCTAACTCCGTAGCCAAAGTAACCATGTAATCACGCGTTCTTTGCCCCAATATGTCGTACACATCTGCGGCTTGTTGAATTGCTTGTTCTTGTTCTTTTGTAACCGTATTGGCTTTTGCCATATCTTCGGCAAGCGATACAAAATCTACACCTTTGGCGGCTTTGCCAAAAACATCCATTGCTTTAGCATTGCGCGTTACTGAATCTTCCATTGAACCAAGATTTTTAACAACCTTGTTTAACAATTCTTCTTCGGAAAGTTTGCCCAAATCTTGTAGGCTTACGCCCAACATAGTTGCAGTTTTTTGCGCTTGTAAAGAACCGCCCGCGGCTTCATCAATAAACTTTGTAAACGATGATAAAAGTTTTCCTGAATCACCCGCTTTGCCGCCCGCATTGGCTAAAGCATTAGAAAGTTTAAGAACCGTTCCAATAGCAACATCATTGGCTTTGGCTACATCGGCTAAATCATCGGCGTATTGAAGTGCGGCGGCACTAGCGGCAACCAAGGCGGTTGCGCCTATCTTTCCAAACCTTTCTGCGGTTTGGCTAAATTGTTCAAGTTTCTTACCCGCGTTTTCAATACCTTTATTGAATTCTGCGGTATCAAGCCCTAGCACTACGCCAAGGCGGGCAATCATATTAGCCATCTTTTACCCCAAACAATGTTTTATCAAATCCTTGCGCCTGTTGCATAAACGCTAAAAGGCTATTATTTACTGCCGCTTTTTTATGTTCATCACTTAAAGGCGGGTAGATGTAATCATACGCACTACCCAAAATGTTGGCTAGTTTATATGGGGGCGAATTTGCCGTTCTCATGTAATTAAACACCCCGTTAGTCAGGGTCGCCAATTGCGTAAGAACGCCGTAATTCCCAATCATTCCATCGGCATACATTGTTTGAATGTTTGCCAAAGTTACATCATCTAATTCTGCTATTGTTTCTAGGGTATGCCCGTTGAAAATCATTGCGGCTAGGCATTGACTTTTCAACGAGCCTATTAGTTTCCCCGCGCTTCCCTGTAGGTTGGGCTAATTACTTCACCAATCTTTTCTACAATTTGCATCTGCACGGAAATAGGGAATTCTTCTTCAATATCCGCGTAGGTTAAATCATCAAGGGTTACGCCTTCCATTTCAGGAACAAGTAACTTAAAAAATTCAGTAATGCGGGCTTCGGTAATGGCTTTATTTTTAGCCGCTTCACGCATAGAACGCCCATCAACCAAAATGTCGTTATCCGTAAATTTAAATTCTTCGGTTTGATTGTTTTCAAATTGTCTTAATGGTGCGGTAATTTCTTGGTATATTTTCTCTATTATTTCTTCGGCGGGGTCAGAAACCTTTTTATAGATTTCATCCGATTCAGCAACCAAAGGGATGCGTACTTTAAAAGTATGCCCACCCAATTCAAATGAACGAATTAAAAGGTTTTTTCTATTTGTTTGGTATTTATCGCCAAACGCTGAACTAAATTTTGTCATTTATTTTTCATCCTGTATTGATTTATTCGCCTACCTAAAATTTCCCCTAGCCGCTTGGCGGTTTGTTGGCTTTGGGATTCCATTGCAGGGCGTAGGTATGATTTTGCACCATTTCTAGCCGTACCGAATTCTTGTGCTATTGCGCGGGCATCACCTTGTACGCCCATAAATTTATCAGCATTGGCAACGCCCATCTTGGCTAATTTGCGGCGGGCGGCTAACAAGCCTTTTCCCTCACTCATTGCTTTTAACTTTTTACCCGATGCGGTAGTTACTGCCGCTATCACGGTATCATTATCAGTAATGTATTTAGAACGCCTATCGCGCTTGGTTGGTCGCCGTGCTTCCACTTGCAAAGAAAGGCGCAAGCCGCCAGTATCCATTGGGGCGTTTGACATTGCTTGGGATAAAACGGGTTGCATTGCTTCCCGTGCGGCGGGTACAAGAATTTTGCTTTGCGCTTTCTTGTCGCCAATTTCCGCGGCTAATTCTTCAAATGCGGCGTACACATCTTTCAAACCTTCAACTTTGAAAGTAACGCCCATGATTAGCCCATCGGTTTAATAATCTTTTGGTACAACGCATTGTTTAGCGTATGTACATAATCTACGATTTCATCGGGCGTAAACTTATCCGCATGGTTTGCGGCAATGTCATGCGCCAAAGAAATTGCAGTTAATTTTTGTGCGGTAAACCCAAACCAATCCTTACGCGAATCGGATTGGGCTACCAAGAAGTTCAACAAATCGTTACTATCTTTTATTGTCGTTTGCATATTATTTATTGTATTTACTTAGAACTTTTAAACATACCGCTTCTACAGAATCCGCATCAGCGGCGGCAATGGCATCTTCTAGTTCATCGGCATCTACTACCATGCCTTGTGCAACCGCATCAAGTGATTGGTAGGTAGTGCTAAGAACTTCTACGGCTTCATCTACGGTCATCATGTGTTATTAGACCAACCGTATTGGTTGCCCCTCGGATGAATTGTAAAGTTGCATTTTGCTTCTGCGCTTGGGCTTGAATCAATTGTGAATTGAGAAACGCGACCATTAAACGCATACGCAACCGTATTAGCACCGTCAACCGCGGCAACCACAAAAGTGCGGTCAACCGTACCATTGTAGGCATCAGAACGGATTTGCAATAACGCGGTGTCGCTTGGATTCCAAGCCGCGGTAATGCTTAACGATGTAGGCGCAGATTGCGTAGGAATCTTATCGCTTTGGCGTGAACCCGCAACGCCAAAAGATGCAACCGCATCATCCTGACCAAAAGCGGGTACGGCTTCCACGGGCAACAAAACACCCGCGCCGCCAGTACCGTTAGCCGCCGTGCCTACGATGGTTGTAACTTGCCCTGTCCATACGGAAAGGTTTGCCGTTGTAAGTGGCGTAGGCGTTGCCGCGCTTTGCATATACAACGATGCACTAAAACCCGCTAAAACTTTATTTGGTAAAGCCATGATATTCCTTTAGGCGTTGTTAGACCAACCGTAGAGATTTCCACGGGGGTGAATGGTGAAATTGCATTTGGCTTCAGCACTAGGGCTTGAATCAATCGTAAACTGGCTTACGCGGGCGTTAAAGGCGTAATAAACAATGTTTGACCCTTCGGTAGCACTAACTACAAAAGTACGGTCAATCAAGCCGCTATACGCATCGCCGCGCATCAACAAAAGCATTGTGTCGCTAGGATTCCATGCGGCGGTAACGCTAAGTGATGTTGGTGCGGATTGCGTTGGGATTTTGTCAGATTGACGCGAACCCGCTACACCGAAACTAGCAACTGCATCATCTTGACCAAATGCGGGTACTGCTTCTACTGGAATCAGATTACCCGAAATTGCAATACCCGAAACATTGCCAAGGGTTGAAAGTTGGGCAAGTGTTAGTGCAGTAGGTGTTGCGCCTGATTGGGCATACAACGCCGCGCTAAAACCCGCCATTATTTTGTTTGGTAATGCCATTTTAAAAGTTCCTTCAAAAGTTGTAGGGTTGTCTTATGTTGGAATATCTAGGGTGCAATCAAGAAAAATTTGGGCTAACTTTTCATCATTATCATAGGTGTTGTAAAGCCAAAAAACATCTGCTTTAGCAATCTGAAAACCATTAGTTGCACCGCCAAACAAACCACTATATCCGTGTAGCGATTGTAGTATCTGATTGGAAATAGTGAAACCATCTTCTATTACTTGCGTGAAAATACTTATCTGAAATGTTGGGCGGTCAATACCCTTCACGGATTGAACTGGCCCTGTGTAAACATCTTGATGGACATTTCTTAGCATCCAAACCAAAAACTTGGGTTCGGTAGCAAAGTTACGGTTAAACGCCGCATACACGGGTACGGGCGTAACAATGCTTTGCAGTTGGTACTGAATCGCTTTGCCGTATTGAACTGGATTTTGTTGCGTTGCCATTTACACCGCCGTAACTGGGTCAGTTCTGTAAGCCAAGATAACCACGGTCATCCTATCATCGGATTCGCGGATGTTATCAATGCGCCAATCGTAACCGTTGTAACTGATTGAATAAAGGTTTTGATTGCGAACCATTGTTCTTGTATTTGGCGTGTAGTTCAAAATAAAATTAACAACATCTTGGTAAAGGCGGTACTTTTCCGAAATCTTTAAACTATTGGCAACGGATTGAACACGCGCACGGGAACGAAACCAAACAGTTTGTGCGGTAGTTTGTTCGCCAAAACTACTTTTAGCAAACGCCAAATTGTTTACAGTAATTTGTTCAAACCGTGCAATTGCCATTTACATCACCAATGGTTTGTATGGGCGTAGCAATGTAGATACGCCGAACGGAATTTCTTTTAACTGATTGTCAGTTGTATTGCTACGATTGTTATACAAGTGCGTAAACAACAACAAACCCGCTTGCTTAATAACGGGATAGGTTTGCAACGGATTAGGTGCGGTTGTGTACTCGCAAATAATCGGTGCGGTCATTTGGCTATTGATGGTTGTCGGCAAAGATTGAATAATTACCTTGTTGCCGCTTGCATCGTAATAATATTGCGTTGAAGATACAGTAGTTAAAACGGGCGGTGTACTGTTATCCCAATACGCTACGCGTTCAATTGTTACGCCCGCCATGTCGGGGTATTGGTTTTGCGATACTTCGGGCAAATCCAAACATACGGGCGATGCGGCTAGGTTTTCAGCACCGTACCAAACACGGTAGGTAACTGAAAAAATAGATAAGCCTAAATAATCTTCAATGGCTTGTCGAACCGCAAGTTCTAATGATTGCAAATAACCATCTTGTGATTCATCTTCAAACAAATTTATTTGATTGGTGATTTCATCCAAGGTTAACCAAGGCGTAACTACATCGCGGTCTATCTGTTCTGTTTTTACATAACTGAACGGATTGCGGGTAGATGCCCCATAAGGCGCACCTAGTAAATCGCTATTTACTGACATTCAAGCCCCCTTTTAGGCGGCACTCATACGAACACCCGCGAACGGGTCGCGCACGGTGCTTACCATACGCTTTTCGGCGTACATCGTTACAAAACCCGCTTGTGTTTGTTCAAACATTTGGATGCTCATTTGTTCTGTATCGCCGATTGTCAAAAAACGATTCCAGTTTGCCAAGTAAATGGGGAAATCTGCGGAAAGGTATGCGTTAGGGATAACGGGCCAACCAAAAATATGACCAATCGCGCAACCATCTTTTTCGCCCAATTCCAAGAACAAAGGCAAACCCGCAGTATCTTTTAATTGACGCAATGTTTGAATCATTGCAGGGCTAATGTGCCATGCAGTTGAATCTAGCGACCAATATTGCGGGGGCAACGCGTTAGCCATGTTTACAACCTTGTTGTAAGTTACCGCAACGCCGCCGTTACTAACCGTAGCGATAGTATGAATACCATTTGTGATAGCCGTGCCGCTAGTACCAAAAGCACTACTAGCCCCGCTAGTGTAACTATCCAAACCGCGCAAACCGCTAGTAGCACCAGTTGATGTAGTTGTGCTACCCGCTTGGTCATTGTTAAGCACCATTGATTGACCTTCAAGTTGTGCAAACTCAAGTGCCAAATCTTCAACAAGTGTTGCATCAAGTCCATTAACATCACTTAGCACCGCCGTTCTGATTGGCAATTGTGCAACCAATACGCGCACGGGTAATTGCCAAATAGAAGTGTTCACATTAGGCGAACCGCTATCAGGCGTAAATGTGTAACCCCAAGGGTTTGTAGAATTTGCGGCGTTACCAGTTTTGGCAACGAATTGGGCATCAGAGCCTTTAACCGCAATTTGACGTGAGCCTTGACGCAATGGGTTTGCTTGACGCAAAGCCGCAAATGCTTCATCAAAAACAACATTACCACCGACACCCGAACCCGAACCAGTAATTGCGCTTGCTTCACGCAAATCGATGTTTACTTTGCCGCCTTCGGTGATGGCTTGTTTGATTCCGTTCAAGATTTTTTCGGTGATAGTCATTTTGAATTCCTGTTTAAAAAAAGCGGGGGATTTTCGCCCCCCGCTAATGGCAACGCAATTAAGTAGCAGTACCAGTTGAACGATAACGAATCAACGCGTTAGGGTCCCTAACTGATGTGGCTAATCTTTTTTCCCCGAAAAATGTTATAAATCCTGGGGCCGTCTGATCGTAGCGGCGCATAATCATATTCAATCTGTCAATGATTGTGTGACCGCGTGTGAAATCACCAAAGTACATTGGGTACAAACTTGTTGTAGCCGCAGAACCTGCCGTTGTTTGCGATGGTGTATCGCAATACTTGTTTACGACAACATCAAAGCCCAACAATGAACCCACGATGCCTTCAACTGACAAACCTTCGTTACGGTTAAAGATAGGTGCGCCGTTGTTATCCTTCAATGCACGAATCGCGTTCAACAAAATTGGGTTAATCATAAACTTTGTTGATGGTGTCCAATATTGTTGTGGCAACTGATAAATCGTATTGATTACATCGTTGTAAGTAATATTGTTTGCGCCAACGGTGTTAGCGTTAGTGGTCAATTGGTCATAAGTAGCAAGGCTATGCAAACCGCTTGATGAACCAGTACCGCTTGAACCAAATGCCGCCGTAGTGCAAGTACCACCCGCGTAAGTGCTATTAGCACCGCCGTAACTATCTAAACCACGCAAACCATTTGTGCCGCCGTAGGGGTTAGTTGCTGATTGTGCCGCTTGGTCGTTGTTTTGAACCATTGAAAGGGCTTCACTTTGTGAAAACTCCATCAACATATCGTCAACAACATTGGCTTCCAAACCATCAATGTCATCCAAAGCCGCGGTACGGATTGGGAATTGAACATTCAAGTCTTGCAGAACCAATTGCCAAATGCTTGTATCTTCAGTTGTAGTCGCGCCATTGTTTTGAATGGTGTAGCCCCATGCCGCACCCGCATTACCAGTTTTGACACGGAATTGATAAGAAGAACCATCGGTAGCAACGGTGCGTGACAAACCGCGCATGGGGTTAGCCAAACGCAAAGCGGCAAACACGGGGTCATAAGCGGTACGACCACCTTGATTGTTACCTGAACCTGTCAATGCTGATGCCTCAAGCATATACGCATCGCGTTGGCTTTCGTCAGCAAAAATTTGCAGTTCTTTTTCTACGCGGGAATTGCTTTTGTAGAAAGAAGAAAGTTGTTCCTTAACAGAACGGTTTACATCGCCGCGCACGGTTGTAGCGGGCTTGATGATTGCGGGTGCTTGAATTGATGCTACTTTGGCTTCCAAAGCAGAAATGGTTTCTTGCATTTCTAGTTTGATTGCTTCAACGGCGGCGGGAATTTTTGCTTCTACGGCGGCAATGCTTTCGCTTTGCTTGGCTTCGATAGCATCCAGTTTTTCAATGATTGCTTGTGACATGATTTAACCTTTAATTTTGGTATCAAGAATTTTAAGAAGTTCACGGGTTTCTAAAGCCGCGAGAATTTCCGCTTCGGTAGCCTCCGCATCTGATTCACTCAGAATAGGCGCAATTTCAATAGGCGTTGTAACTACATCGCGCAGTTCTAACACCTTTTTGAATGTAGATGCGGCGGCTACCGCATCCTTTTTAGATAGCCCAACTTCACGCAAGGCTTGTTCTAAAACTTTTAAATCCGCAGAACCATCAGGTCGGAAATATTCCAACTTGCTAACTTCTGCTTGTGGGTTGTTGGGATACATAACTACGGATACTTCGCGTAAGCCGCCTTTAGTAATTTGGAAATATGCTTCATCAGATTGGTCGGGTTCGCCATCAGCATTTACCATTTGGTATTGTTCGGCATAAGCACCAACGGAAACGCCGCCAAACATAGCGGGTGATTCTTGCATTACTTTGTAAAGGTCAGAACCCATTGTTGTATTTGTGTACAAACGCCCTTCGGCTTTCATTCCTGTATCGTCAAACTCGAACGCATCCCATTGACCAACGGGGATTGCATCCGCATCGTGATTTACAAACATGGGTAGGGGGCGACCTGATTTAGAAAAATCTTCTGCCCATTGCATAAACCCTTCGGGTTGATAATTAAACCGCCTACCATCTGCGCCTTCACGCGCACCCCAAGTAGTTACGGTTGCTTCAATTTTTCCTGTGCTTTCGCCCTGCTTTTCCAAAACTAATTTGGCTTCGCAAACCATCATCAGGTTTTTTACGGTCATAGATTACCTCATCGATTTTAGTTCGGTCGATGTCATATATTGTTTTAGGGGGTCGCCCTCTTTTGGGGGGCGGTTCTGTATTTGGCTTATATGTTGCCAAGGATGCTATCACTAATTTAAAAATAGTGGACAATTTATTTTCACTTGCCGATATTCATTTTGCGGGTTTGATTTCCACCCCCGCCGCCCGTATCTTGGGGGGATGTTCCCGCAATCGGTTTATCTTTCCCGCCTTTATCAATCAATTCATCTGCCCCATCCATATTTGGCATACCCAAATATTCACGCGCTTCGTTGGGGGTCATAATCCCGTTTGTAACGCCCGCGGTAGCAAAATTCATTTGGTCTAACGGTGCGCCTTTTAAGAAATTGCGCGTATCAAATTCAATGCACAAATTAGGGTAGCCAACAAACAAATGTTGCTTTAATTTTTGTTGAATGTTAATTAAAGTTGGGTACATTGTGGATTTATAGAATTCATCCATCATTGTTTGGGTATTGTTGTACTTAGAATCCCCGATACCAATCATTGCCGCGGGTACGCCAAACAAACCGCAAATCCGCTTCATGGTTTGTTCTTTTAACTTAGCCGCATCGGTATCCTGTAGGGTCAACATATCCAACGGGGTGTACTTCATGCCCTGATCTAGCAACATACCCTGACCCGCTTTGCTTGGGTCGCTTGGGCGGCTAGAAACCATTGCCGACCATGCCTCTTTTAAGCGGGCGGCGATTTCCTTATATTTGCCATCAGGAATAACGCTTTCGGTAGTGAACATTCCGCTTGGCTTTGCGCCGTTCTGCATAATGTAGTTGGCGTAAAGGTCAATATCTTGGTCTAGCGAAACCAGTTCTGCCGCCAAAATACCTTTGTTAAAACCCGCAGAACCTTGCCAGTTCATTTCCTTAATGTGCATCACTTGGTTAAAGTTAAGCGGTTCATCACGGTTAAAACCGTAAGCGGGCGTACTCAAACGATACGATGGGTAACGCGCAGGGGTGATTGTTACGGCAATCAAGGTTGAATCCAAAAGGTACATTTCTAACGGGGTTTCCGTTGTACTTTTTTGGTCTTTTCTCCACCAAAGGGTAAATGCTTCGCCCGCAAGTTCGTACCACATTAGCCATTGATACCAAAATTCGTATGTGCTTTGGAAATGGTTAGGTTGCGCCAAAAGGTTTGCCACTTGCTTGGCTTTTGCCTTATCCCGTGCGCCTACCAAATCGGATTTAATGGCATCCACATAAGTACCATCTTCCGATTGGCTTACCACGCGAATAGGCAATTGGGATAAGGCGCGGGCTTTAGCCGCAACGCAAGCCATGATTGTGCTATTGCGCGTAAGCAATGACATATCCACGGGGCGACCCGCGTTATTTGTTGCGCCTGTGGTTACATAAAGAATCTGAGTATTGACATTAGGGTTTTTACTATTGCCCTGATAAACGATGTTATTGCCTAGTGCAGATTGCCCAAACAATACATTTGATTCGTTTTTTTGGTCTTTATTGCGCTTGAAAATGTCGAAAATAGCCATGTTTTTACCCAATTTCTTGATGGTTTACCATTCAAAACTTCTAAACCCAAATGTATCAGAAACAAAAACATTGTCTAGATGGCAATGCAAAGCCATAATCATTGCAATAATTCCGTCAACTTTTGCGGATGTATCGGCTTCATTCTTACGAACTTTGACATTTCCGTTTACATCCGTGTAAACCTCCGCGTTTGCCAGTTGCCAACCAACAAAAGGGTTGCCATCGTGCATAATGCCTTTTTTCAAAATCAATTGTTCAGCGGTTTTAGACGGGTTAGATAGAACCGCCATTCCCTGCCCAACCTTCTTTACGGGTAAACCCTCGGAATACAAATTAGCAACCAATGAAGCGGCGTTGTACGGGTCATAGCCGATTTCTTTAACATTGTGCTTAATACATTGTTGTTTAATGTAGGTTTCCACTTCGTTAAGGTCGGTTACATTGCCTTGCGTTAGCCGCAATATGCCGCTTGCATGGGCTTGCAAAAAAATTGATTTATAGTGATTTGGAATTAGGTCTAAACTTTCTTCTGGTAAGAAAAATTGAAATTCTGCAAAAAACTTTTCTTCCGAATATCGGTGCAAAGTGCAAACCGCGTTTAAGTCGCGGCTATATGCCAAGTCAAACGCAATAAAAGTTGATTCGGGTTTATCTTCGGGCATAGGGCAAACTGAATCATCCCAATACCGTCTATCGACCCACGCGCTATTTGCGCTTACATAGATGTTCAGTTGCTTACAAAGAAATTCGTTAAGGCTTGCGGGCTTAGATTGCGCTTCGTGCGCCATGTGCCTAATGTGTTCGGTAGTAACCGATATGCCAAGCATAGGGTTGGCTTTAGCCCAAGTTTCTTCGTTTGACCATTCATCACCCGCATCGATGGAATAAAGTAAACCAAACCATCGGTAGTTATCTTCTGCCGTGCCGCGTAGCATCGTGCGTAAATGGTTTAAATCTTCAAAGAACTTTGTTTCGCGGGTAAACGATGCCGTAGTTAAATACATCCGCAAAGGGTTTTTTCGCGCCCCCATACCCGAATGTAAAACCTCAATAGATGACCGTTCTGTAATCTGCGCCGCTTCATCAATCATCGCGCACGATGGGTTTTTACCATCGCCTGTTTTTCTGTTATCACGGGATAACGCACGGTAAGTAGAAGTGGAATCACCCGCCTTCTTTAGTTCGCTACGGTAAACAACAAACTTTTGCTGAAACTCATGCACCATATTTTCAATGATGGCTTTAGATGAATCAAAGCAAATACTTGCCTGTTCGCGGTTGGTCGCCAAGGTAAAAACCTCCGCGCCCGCATCCCCAAACTGTAATTCGTAAAGTGCAATGATTGATGCCAAAGTTGTCTTGCCTGATTTACGCGGCACAAACAAAATTACATCTGTTACCCAACGAATTGTTTTATCTTTCCTATCCCTAAACCCATAAATAGCGGCAAGAAACAAAATCTGAAACGGTTGCAACTGAATTGGCTTGCCCGCTTCCGCGCCTTTAACATGGCGGCAAAACTTGGCAAACTTTAAAATGTGTTCGGCTTTTTCGGGAACGAACTCATAAGGCGCATCCAGCCGTTCCACCATATCTAGGAATCGTTGGGCGGCTAACCTTACATCTTCGCAAGCGGTAATGTCGCCAAGGGTTACGCCCCTAGCATATTGAAAAGCGGGTTCAAGCAGTTGCGAATAACTCATCTACTTCGGATGCCTTGTTTTTAATCTTTGGGCGACCCCTTGCCACTAATGCTAGTTCGGCAAGAATCTTTATCGCTTTGTCCATTGATTCGGTTCTTATCTTGTAATAGGGGCTTGGTGCATCCCCCGCGTTGTAGTGGTAAATCGCGCCATTTTCCAATAATCCAATGTGCGCTTGCACCAAAGTTTCAACCACCAAAACCAAAGAACCAATTAGCAGTTCATCAGATGCAGTTAACGCACCCGTTGAATTTTCTACTTCGTTCCTGATGGCGGTTTCAAATGCGTCTGCGTTCCAAGTGCTTGGATTACGCAAAAAGCCAATGATTTGTTTGGGTGCTTTTTTCATTTTTTTATATTAAACGCTTTGTTGTAGTTTAGCAATCTTATAACCCCCGCTTACTTTGCCTTTCTACAGAAAGACAACCGCG